ATACCGTTCTTTCATTACCGGTATTAAGATTGACGACTTTGGAAATGCTAAGTCTCAATTTTGGGACTGTTCACCTGGTGATTGGATCATCCGCTTATGCAATAACATTCGCGAAATCGCTGTTATGGCAGATCTAACCAGCAAAGGCAAAATGTCTATTGAACCTGCTGGTATCGCTATAACTTCAAACATCGATCACTTGCATGCAAACGCTATCTCCAACAACCCGATGTCTATTTTACGACGTCCCCAATGCCATACTGTAGCCAGAGTGAAAGACCCCTTTAAAACCGACAACATGTTGGATACAGATAAGGTCATCGCGCATTTTGGTAGCCTAAATCAAATCAATGACATTTGGCTCATTGATATCAAGAAGCCAATTGGAGGCGGACATCAAAACCAACAACATGCAGGTTGGGAATTCATCAAGCAAGATATTGATATTTTCGAATATTTGAACTATGTTGCCGATAAAGCCACCACACACTTTAAAAATCAAGGCACTATTGTTGATTCTTTCAAAGAGCCCTCAACTCTTATCAACCTGTGCCCTGGTTGTAACAAACTCCAACAAACTTGCTCATGCGATTTCACCCCACACTACGGTGAGCGCATTGCTCAAGTTCTCCAAACAAAGGCATCTGAAGTCAATATGTCTTTCAAGAAGAGCAGGTGCAATCTTGAAACAAAAGTTGAAGATCTTGCGGTTGATTCCTTATTAGAGGGATACCGTTGGTTCGATGAGTCTCCATACTCTAAGTGGTCCTCATGGATTCCAGAATCAATGATGGACAATAATTATGTTCGTTCCCTTGTTATTTGGTCTGGTAGGGATATTATAGGCCAACGTGTCAGAACCTACTGGCACAATTTCGCACTAGCTTCGGTCTGCGGGACTTTCCTAATGTCTCGCATTGATCACGGTTTTATTGTACCCACTGCTATATTCTGTTTTGCCCAGTCTCTAGTAGTTGGCTCTGCAGTAATTGAAGCAAAGAAGAACGCATATCTTGATGAACTCGTCGACAACCGTGCTTGCCTCAACAAGACTTTCATTTCAGCCCGCGACAAGCACGTAAATTACGCTTGTGGTGCGTTTGCTGGTTTGGCAGTTTTGTATTCTGCCGTGAAAGTGGTAAAAGCTCTCCGTGCTTCCCTTTCTATCCAAGGTACTTTATCACCTGTTAACGTAGCTGATCTTAAAAATCGTGACACTACTGTTAACACTTGGATTACAGGCAAACCCACACACCTTTCAACTCCTGGTGCTCCTGTCACCCTTGAACATGCTGAAAATAGTTTTATCAAATCTAGTTGCCAGATCACTATTGGCACAAAGTGCTCCGGCGCTTATTTACTTCAGTCCAACGTAGTTCTTATTCCCCATCATTTCCTTCCTGGCGAAACTGCCCAGGCTACTATTCATTATGGATCACGGGATATCAAGTTTTTACTCAACCCCTCTCACTCCCCTCGAGTGGGAACTCTTGATTTAGCTATCGTTTATGTACCAAACACAGGACCTTTGCCCACTAACCTTGGAAAATTCTGCTCCGGACACGCTAAACAACCATTAGTATGTACCATGTTCGGTTTGAATAACGACCGCACACGCTTTACTACGCGTGTCATGTGGCAATTTGCTGGTGCCGTCACCAACGGATATGCATATTTCAATGGGTCTAATTACCACCTTCAGGATATGAACACATTCGAAGGCCAATGTATGTCTATTATCGTCAGAGATGGCGTTAGGAAGCCCATTGTTGGTTTCCACATTGGAGGTAA